CACCGAAGAACTAAATCGTATCATTGCCAATCATCTAGCTCGCCATCGTAACGAAACTACCTGGCAAATCATTGCAGGGTTCAATAAACTTCACCTCTCTGTGGGTGATAGAGTTCTCTACGAAAAGGAAGATGCAGTCATCGTAAAGATCGAACCTAATCCTGCATATGCTGGCGTCTTCCCAAGCAGAGAATCCAAAACTCTAGATTATTGGGGCCATGACCCAGAGATTCATACACCTAAAGAAGGTGATGAAGATGATGCAATGGATTTTCTTCTAGCACAAACCGCCGCAGCAGATAAAGAAGATCGTGTCAAGAAAGCATCCCATCGTGTCACTGTAAAGCTAACTGATTCAGAGCAAGAAGTATCTATTGATTCAGCAGGTGAACTAAACAATCTTCTCCTAGGATATGCCCTCACAGTCCATAAATCCCAAGGCTCTGAGTGGAGAAAAGTATTCTTCTGCCTACACCAATCTCACGCAACGATGGTACAGCGAGAACTTCTCTATACAGCAGTAACTCGTGCAAGGGAAGAACTCTATATCATCTGTGAACCAGAATCATTTGTGAAAGGTATTTCCTCACAGAGAGTGAAAGGCAATACACTTGAGGAGAAAGCCCAATATTTTATGGGGAAATTGGATAAACAACAGGAGCTATTGTCATGAAGAGTATTTCATTTAAAAATGATATCCTAGAAGTAGCTGATGGGGAATCAATCTTAGCTATTCGTATGGACACTTCCCCATTTTATAGGAGTGATTGTGCCCGCAAAGAACTTTCTAAGCACCTAGATAAGCAAGTAATTTCATGGGAGGAAGCTGCACCTTTTTTAGATTATCCTTATGATACAGGTTATGGAGCTCAAGATTGTCATGATATTGTTGCTTGGACTGAAAACAAAGTGATTTATATTCACGAATATGATGGCTCAACAAGTGTATGTTACTTAGATAGAAACCCTAAATAGGCTAGGGGGACCCTCTTGACACCGGCTGCCGCCTATGCTCTAATCACCCCATCGGCTAACGGGAACTGCCGATCTAATCAAAGTTCCCTTCTCTCCCCGTGTATTTTCTCCTAATCAAAGGAATTTCTCAAATGTCTGAAACAATCGTCGCAAATGTTGATCGCCTTGTTACTTCTACTGAAATGGTTTTCAATTTCAAGAAGGACAAGCTTGGCAACAAGCGTAACTCAATCAAGCTCACCCCGAAAGTTCCTTCAGTTGATGGTGTAGTTGATATTCTTTCTCGCGGTGATGAGAAGGAAGTCCAACTTCTGCTGGATGCGGTTTATGATGTTGTTCGTAGTGCTGCCGCAGGTGTCATCGGTGATGATGAAAACGTAACTGCTGAAAACTTTCCTTACGATCGTATTACTTGGGCCTCAATCGCATCGCAACCCAAAGAAGATCGTCGTTCTTCAAGCATCTCCGAAGAATCTTGGAATGCTTTCTGCCAAAGCTATATTGGCTACATGCCTGGTGCTACTGGCAAGAGCGAAGAAGCAGTTACCAACGCAACTCTTGTCTATCGCAAGAAGTTTGCTCCCTGGAAGTCAGACAAGAAGACTCTAGAAAAGCTAAAGGGTCAACTGGCACTGTATATCGACGGTTGCCCGGATGCAGAACAGCATCAGGAAATTCTAGATATGCTGCTGCGTCGTGTTGATGTTTACCTCAGCGCAGATGATGTGATTGCACTAGCTGCGAATCTCTGATTCCCTAAAACCTAACGGTTTTGCCCTGCATAGAAATATGTGGGGCATCATCTATCTGTATCCTAGAACGTAACTATTCAGTGGTGGGGGCGGGTCGGTACTAGCAGCAACCACTGAGTAAGTCAAAGGTTAAAAGTTTCTTGTGTTCTTGCCCTTCCTCGTCCCAACAGGGATACAAGAAATGCTAGGGTACAGATAAATGATGATCCCAAGTTTATGAGGCAGTACGAATATATTTGGCACCGATTAAAAACAATGCCGTTATCTGAAGCATCTACCAAAGGTGTAGCAGTAACGGCAAATCGTGCTTTACACCCTCGTATTGTCAAAGCAGTTACGAAAGAAAAGTGGAAAGATCTTGCATACAAAGCATCTCTTGCTCCACTTTCAACCATCCTAACTCATACACGCAACCATGCAATACTAACATTTTACCTAAAGATCAGTGATTCATCCATTAACCTTCTAGATCATAGGCATTTATAAATATGTCCGAACGAGAACCTGAAACCAAACGAATGTCCGGTTATATCCTAGCAAGAACTGATAAAGCAGTTCAGTTTGAATGCTGGGAACTAGCCGGACTTTCTGTTTGTGATGAAAACGGAAATCCTCGCCGCGAATGGTTCCCACTTTCACAATGTCCGAAAATGATGAAAACTAGGGAGCAAAGTGAAATGGATTGGATTGATGTTCCTGTTTGGTTGCTTCGGAAAAAGGAGATGATCTAATGCCCAATGAAGAAACATACAGAGCAGCGGAAAAATCTCTCATTGATTGGGTAGATCTCTGCCGCAGCCATAAACTCTCCCTTCCAGATGTTGTATTCATGATGCAGTTCCGTATCTTTGATATCAATACCAACGCACGTGATCACTATTTTGAATCTCAAAAACCTTTAGAACAGGTAGAAAATAATGACCAATCCAACTGTGCCCTTTGAACTCCAAGAGAAAATCCAATCCCTACAAAATGCTCTCCTAGATCGGCATCCATCCATGCCAACACTTCTACGAGAGATTCACACTGCACTTCGCAAACAGCCTGAGAATGTAGTAATCCTATCTGAAGAAGACATTGGAATCATTGTCAGGGGGTTGGAAGTACAAACAAATACATTCCTGGCCCAAACTGTAACAAAATCCGCGAAGTCTACAAGTTCAGTAGCAAAAGTAAAAGCACTTGGTGCTGATGCATTCTAATTTTTCCCCTACTTATAGGAGTTATCATGAAAGCCTGGCGTAAACATAATGCTGCTTGCTCCCGCAACAAAACACCCCAATGGCTATTGAAAACTAAACTAGAGCGCCGCACACACTTTCAATCTGAAGTATCTTTTCCTAGTAAGCTTCTTCTTGCCCTGTTCCGTAAAGCTGGCCTACCCATTCCACAAATCATGCCTTAAGATGTGGAACTCCCACCTCTAACACCCCACGTAGCCCTGGTTTTCAGGGCTTTGCTACTTCCTCCCTCATACTACCGCACCCTCAGACAATTCCTAGAACTGCCGTACGCACGATATAAATCATACGCATTAATCCACACACCATTAATCCAGGAAATCTATAAATGTCTACCCAAATCAGCGACGTCGATTCATTTCTCGATGATTTCGCGCTGGGTTCAGGAAATTCTACCGGATCTTATGGAATGGGATCAGGAGATTCTAGCGCAACACCTTGGCACGAACCCGGTTATGAAGGAAACATTGATTACCGGATTCGACAACTCTCGTATTCTTCGCTCCTTACACTCCACCAATGTCCCCGTAAGTTCGAACTCTATAAAAAGAGAACAGAGCATCGGGCCGAAGAATCAGAAATCTCCACAATCACATTCTCTTTCGGCCACGTCGTTGGAGAGGCTATCCAACTTGCGCTCACGCCTGGAATTACCTACGAACAAATCGTAATGAAGATGTTCACGGCTTGGCACACTGATCTCTTTAGTTACGATGAGAAAGGTGCCAAGAGTTTCTGGGACGCAATGATTGCTCTCAAAAGATTCCTCTCCTTACGTGAATCAGGATTTCTTCAGGATTATGAATTAGTATTTCATGAAGGGAAACCAGCTTGTGAACTATCTTTCTGCATTAATTTTCCTGATTCATTTCGTTACCGCGGTTACGTTGACGCTGTACTTAGGCATAAGGTATCGGGGGAAGTTTTGGTTTTGGAATGCAAAACAACTGGGAGTAAATCTCTCTCCCCTACAACGTACAAAAATTCAGCTCAGGCTATCGGATACAGCATTGTTCTTGATGCTATTTTCGAATCTCTTAGTTCTTATCAAGTCTTATATCTAATCTACCAAACCCACTCACGAGAATACACAACCATCCCATTTGTAAAAACTTATCTTCAACGTGCACTCTGGATTCAGGAACTTCTCTTAGATATTGAAACTATCAAACTCTATGAAGCTGCTTCTGTCTATCCTATGCGGGGGGAGAGTTGTTATAACTTCTTCCGTGATTGTGAATACCTACAATCCTGTACAATGAGTAATACATACATCACTAAACCGGCTACGCCAGAAGTGGAAGATAAGACAGAGTATCAGATTAATCTAACTCTTGCAGATCTGCTTGAGAATCAACTAGGAAAAACGGAGGTTACTGAATTATGAGTAGCTGGGATTTCGAGCATCTTGCACTGCTATTAAGAATTTCCGAGACTTTTAGGACACTAAAAGAATTTAGTGCCAGTAAACAAAAGTGTATTGTAAGGCTCGTTCAACACGGATTTATTAAATACGAAACTGCCGCAGATGGGACTGAATATTTAGAGGTAACTCCAAAAGGAAGTGAGGTATTCAATTCTACGCTGGCACATTTTAGGAGCCTTATGCCATGAAACTATCTCAACGAACCGCAACTAAAAACCACCACATCCTCCTATTCGGCCCACCGAAATCAGGTAAATCCCTACTCGCAGGTAAACTATCTTCACACAAAAACCTTCTCTGGTTTGATCTAGAAGGAGGTCACAATGTTCTATTCCAATTACCTCCTGAACAGCAAGAGCGTATCGAACTAATTGATCTTCCAGATACTCGTGGCTTTCCAATCGCTATCGAGACTATGCTGAAAGTAATCAAGGGAGCTCGTGTAGATATCTGTGAGAAGCATGGCAAAGTTTCCTGTGCAATCTGCAAGAAAGATTCAAGTCCCTTCGTAACTGTCGAGCTGAACGCCCTTGACAACGATACTGTGGTTGTAGTAGACTCACTAACTCAGCTCACAAATTCTGCAATCGCTCACATTACCAAGAACCAACCGGAGGATTACAAACTAGAACACGATGATTGGGGTAACTTAGGTAAGCTAATGGATACATTCCTATCCTATGTTCAGCAAGCCCCCTTCTCAATCATTTGTATCTCTCACGAAACAGAAGTGGATATGGTAGATGGAAAAGCTAAGATTGTCCCAACAGCAGGAACTCGTAATTTCTCTAGAAATACAGCGAAATACTTTGACGAAGTATTTTACTGCGAAGTTAGAAATAAAAAACACGTGGTCGGATCTTCCACTACATACGCTAACAACATCCTTACAGGATCACGAAGTGGACAAGTTACTGAAGGAGACTCTGAAGCTTCTCTTGTTCCAATCTTCACAGGAGAACGAATTGTCCCAACAACAGAGAAGGTAGCACCGTCCCCAGCACAAACTGCAATGACTGCATTGCAAAGATTACAGGCTAAAACTAAGTAAAGGAAATGAATCATGCCCTGTATGTTGATTTCAGGTAAGCTAGATAAGGAATGTTTAAATACTATTCTAAGTATTGATGATGATAGGCATGCATTGGAAGATTTTGCTCACCGCTATGTTACAGCTAACCCAGGAACTGTTGTCCACATCTTTGAGTGGGTAACTGGATATCAATCCAAGCCATCAGTAAGTACTGATCGTCTTTGGGATTCTGGATACGTACAACCGCCTATGCCTAAAGAGCCTGCCCCATAAATTCTTCCTGCCATTGATTCACCTGTGGAAAGTCAGGCAGGTTAAAACGAAATGACCAATCAACTCAATGAAACCCTATCAACTCGTGCAACAACTCACGGAGATTTTGAGGACAATTCCTATGTGATGCAACACCTTAAAACATTTCTTAGGGAGCAGGATGGCTGGAATAAACTAGATTATCATCAACGCGAAGCACTCGATATGATCTGTCACAAAATTGGGAGAATTCTATGCGGTAATCCAAACTTTCCTGACCACTGGTTAGATGTCGCAGGCTACGCCCAACTTGTAGAAAACATTCTAACTACTGGTAAGTCTCATCCTTCAACCTCTTCCTCTAACTAATCTCTTTTATATATCATGAACGATTTCAACATTGATAGCATTCTCGACGGCACTCTTGACGATCTGGCCGATCTTCCTGAATTCAAACCATTTCCTGCTGGCACCCACCGTGCTGTTATGACAATGGAACAAAAGGTTGTGAATAAGCATCCTTGCTTTGAAGTAAAACTCAAGGCACTGGAAACTGTGGAACTCCCTGCTGGTAGCGATGCCGAACCAGTTTCAGCAGGTCAGGAAGCAACAATTCTTTACATGCTTGATAACGAACTGGGCCAAGGTAAATTCAAGAAGCTGCTCAAGCAACTTGCAGAAACCTATGGTGCCGACAAGACCAACCGCCAACTGGTAGAAGAATCCCAGAATGCAGAAGTCCTGGTAGTTACCACTCTGCGTGCGAATAAGGACAAGACTAAGATGTATATGGATATTGACGCAGTAGCAGTAGCCTAATCATGTATGCCTCCTGAAATATGGGGGCATATTTATTAGTCTATTTCTTCTCCCGCACCGATTGCCTTGATCGTCAGTTCG